GTATTCCAAAATGAATCGAAATAAGCATCCATTCCTATGCTGTTCTTTGTTATCTTATCAAACAGTGTTGGTAAGTCAGCAGCAGTGTACCTTTGAATTTCCATGATAGTTCTCCTATTATAGCGAGTGTTAATTGTGTCCCCGAAGGCGACACTACTAATTATAACACTTGTCTAAAGTTAGGAGGGTGGATATCCGAATACTGGAAACACTTTAGTGATGTCCCCCATCTTCTCCTTGTACCTGCTGATGTATGGCTCTTGTAGGTATGGCATGTAAGGTTTGCCTGTTACCTTGTACTGTAGGTAGCTGTAATCAAACTGATACCTGTGACATAACCTGTCTGTAGTATCACCTAAGCGTCTATGTTGTACTATACTGTTGTCAAAGATTACTAGGTCATCGTCATTCTCCCACCAGTAATCATAGGTATAACGTTCTAGATCTTTTTTAATCTCTGCTAGTAGTCTATCATTGTTACTACCACTGACAGTATTATATGGGAAGTGTAGTCCTTTGATGCCCGCAGGTGACTGTATCACTAGGGGTATCTCTGTCTGTGGATCAGGACACATGTTCTTATATACCACGTTGTTCTCATCATTGACATTTATCTTACCCTCTTGGAAGTTGTGAATCAACACCACCTCATCCAGTTCACTACGCATACTCTCACTAAGACTATAGTAGTAGGGTGCTGTGACCATGAATCCAGTAGCACTTCTAGTCATACCATGATCACCAAGGAGTGCTACGCCTGGTGTGAAGGCTATGTCACCACTCTCATTGCTGTGCCATAGGAGCTCACCACTACCAAACAATCCATTAGTCTCTGAGACTCTAACGATATGTCCTGTGTTAGCATCACCACCTATTCTGGCATACTCTTCTTTTACTTCTGGTTCTACTTCCTTAGCAGCATAGTTCTGTCTACACTTGCCCCACATCTTCATCACCTTATGAAAGTGATGTCTCTTTAAACCTGTCTTACGTATAACCATGACAAGTTTATTCATATGTAACTTGCCAAGCTCCATCCACTCCTCTCGTGTGAGATGAGCGAAGTCTAGACCGTCAACAAATACACCATAACCTTCTAGGTTAGGTATCTCACTAAGTCTTTTTCTTACCAATGTTATATTTACTCTCCAAGTTCCAACCACCCTTGTCCTTATAACTTAGGACTTTGATCTGGCTAAGAGGTGCTACATCTACAATAGTATCTGGTTTCTTGATAGTAATTAAACCCCAGTCACTTAATAACTGTATGATTCTATTGCGACGTTGTACATCATTGAGTGATAAGTTTGCTGACTTACCATCCAGTGCGAACAACTCTTTAAAATGTACGATATAATACTTCCCTTGTTTATGAAGTATATGACAGGACTGGTACAACTTCTTCTCTTTTCTAGAAGCTACTCCTATCCTAGTTAATGTTTCTCTTACCTTTAAAAAATCATCTGGTTCACTCAAGTTTACTTCTACCATTTGATCAGGTGTCCAGTGGACTTCCTGTTCAGTGAATGAAGTGCTCATCGTCTTCCTCCCTTCTCATGTTTGTTACGAATGTATTCAATTTGGGTTTTGGTGAGAAGACTTAATGCGATCTTCGCTTTCTCATTACTATAGTCATAGTGCTTTTTAACCAGATCCAAGTCATCGACTTGTTCTTTCTTCAACCAAGGTGTAAAACGTTTACGTTTTCTCAAAGTATTTAGCAAGAAATCATATTGAAGTCGCTTGTCTAAATGCTGATTGAGATTCATAGCATTCGCAAATAGTATACTATCCACATGTCCTGAGAGACATCTGTTAATAATGTAAGGAGGATAAGATTTAACGCGGTCAGGGTCATCAGCATAGAGATGCTCTTTAGTATTATTGACTGACGCAAGTATCTCGGAAAGTTCACTGCTCATAACCAATGTGGTTGTCTGGATGGGTCACGAAGATAATTAGATGCAACCCAAGGTTTGCTGCCAATGTAATTCTTGTAAGCAGTAAAAGTATCAATGCTTGTGTCATATTTAAACCTGTCGGGCATGGCTCTGGTATAGGACTTAGGGATATCATTGTTGTTGGGAAATATTATATTAGCATGAAGTATAGTACGTTGACAACTATGTACTTTGTTGTATCTATGTGTGTATTCAGTACATAAAGCAAGACCATGCTTGATCAACCAACGAAAGTTAGTCTGTGCCCAGATAGTACAGGGGTGGTTACGGAACGCACCCTTGTCTGTCTTGTATGGTGTGCCATCTAACTTAGGTAATGTGCCGAAACCATGACCCCACTTCTCAGATGCTACGATAGATAACATTTGACATGTTTCGAGAGGCATCTTAACGATGTGCTTGTCAGGTAATACCTGAGCAGACACTATAGGGTCAGGATCGGTAACAAATATATTCATAACATAGGTGGATTCTTAGTGTATGCTCTGTAGTCAGGTGTGATGTTCATGGTCAGAGTCAAACGTCTATTGTTAGTATCATTATAACCAGTCTTATGACGAAGCCAAGAAGGAAAGAATACAACGTCACCTTGTGTAACATTGATCCTTCTCCAAGGATGATTGCCACTGATAGGTTCTGCTGCTCTTACTGCTGTCATGGGGTCATAGATCCATAGGTCACCAGAGTTCTCTGGTTTTAGGATGTATGCTGTACACGTAAGTCCTACTCCATGATGATGTTCGTCAGTATAGTCCCACTGGTAGTGTTCATTATACCATGAGTTAGATATAAAATGTGGGTATCCTTCGTACCTCCATGCTGTACGTAGGTATTCCATCTTCCGTCTTAACCATACCACATACTTAGAGTTTTCTGACAAGTTGTGTGGAAACTGATTACTAGGTTGTAGTATGTCGAATAGGTCAGCAGTAGACTTACCACCTTCTTCTAGTGCTGACGTGACATCATACTTGTCAACCATGTCAAACAATCCATCAGCAGTCTTGACCTGTTCTGCTGTGTCAAACTTAAAAGTATCTTTATATACAACAGGTGCTGAGATATTAATTGCTTTCATCTAATAGGTACCTCTATAGAGCCACTCGTCTGACTCATCGTCTAGTTCTCTAAGTTCTCTCTCATCTAACACCTCGTTGATGAGTTGCTTTAACTCTACCCTGAGTGCGTCAGATATAAGATTCATTTCTCTTACCTGTAGTGGTGGGATAGCAGCACGTTGTTCTTCAACTGATCTACCCTCACCCTTACCTTCTCCATAAGACATGCCTTGAGTATTCATGTGATGATCCTCCTAGGTCCGTTGACACCTGTGCGGTGTTGATTGATCTCATAGATTGCTACTGATCCAGACTGTAGAGTGACATGTATTTCGTCACCCTGTATCAGTGCCTGTGTAGCACCTCTAGCAAAAGAAGTTAACACTCCTCTGCGTGTGTGATATAGAGAACAGATTCCGTTCTTGACTCTGACTCCTAAGCTTCCTTCAGACATGAGTAGTTCGTAAGTAATAGTTCGCGTCGTCCCTGTTGATCTTTCATGTAATCACCAGTAGACCTCATAGTGTAAGTGTGATCCCAGTCATAAGAATGCCATTCCCAAAACCGATCAACGATTTCTTTGGCATTGTTATAGGAGATCATTACATTACCCATTGTTTCATCCATTATATCAGCAAATCTTGTATGATCAAACCCTTTGTGTAGGTTTCCTTTCTGTCCATACAAATTATCTTTGATACTATATGGAGGATCAACATAGATGAATGTATTACTATCACACTTTATCTCACCAGTTGATATACAGTCATCTACAAGATCAGCATAGTCTAAGCATGTGATTCTCCATCCAGATATTAGTTCACCATACGCAGGTAATTTATAGATACCACGCATTGACCAGTTACTATCTGATGCTTGAGGAGAGAAGGATGATGACTCAGTTAGACCAGAGAAGCTACACTTGTTAAGTGTGTAGAACTTTACTGCTCTCTCAAGGTCAGTACCTTCTTTAATATTATCTCTATACTCATTGAATAGTTCTCTTGCTTTATCTTTATTATTGTACTCAGTCTTCAGATCAACAAGTGCTGCTGATAGTGCTTCACCATTCTTTTGTAACTGTACCCAAAAATTATAAAGAGGTTCATACATATCGTTGACCCAGATAGGTAAGTCTGGATACTGTTTTGTTACTGCGATAGCAAAACTACCACCACCTAGAAAAGGTTCACGAAACTCTGTGATATCCTTTGGTAGGAACTGGAATAGTTTTTGTACTGCTCTTGACTTACCGCCAGGATAACGCAGTGGTGTCTTCAAAGATTTCATAAGTAAGTTGCGACTAGCACGACACGTCTCGTACCGTTAAAGGGTTGCTCAATACTATGTAACCCTTCAAATACTATTATATCATCTTCCAGTGGTTTATGCGAATCTCCTTCAACATTTGTAGCACCACCGTCAAAATTATTTAAGTACACTACTATGTTCTTTGTATCAAAATCATGATCCATATGTACAGGTGTAGTATACCCATCAGTATAGTGTGTACAGTTTACATTGATCCTAAGTACACTCTTAACCTTGATTTCATTTGCCATAAAGATCTCTAAGAGAACCTTGTTAGCAATGTTTAACCAGTCTGATTGCTGTGTAGGCATAAGCGATTCCTCATAGCCAGGTCTTGCCAGTATAGTGTGACTATAGTACGCAGGACTAGCACCATCACCTTGAAAATAATTCCAAGGGAAAGCACTACTATTAACATCACTCTTGAACCTACGATAGGTTTGTGTTAGTGGATTGACTACTACTTGAATTGACATTCTACCATGATCTCCGTAAGTGCTGCTAATAGATTGATCTCCTGATCAGCAACGAAAGCTATCTGATACTGATACTTTGCGATGATCAATACAGCAGCAGGTATACCACTAGGACTTAACCTATGATACAGGACATCATATAGATTCCTGAGTATGATATTAGGATCACTATCTAAGTTATCAACAACCCACTTCCGAACATTACCATAGTCTTTCCTCTGTAGGTAGTCACATAACTGATCAATGTTTGTATTAGTAATAGCAGCAAGTATACCTGTGTCAATACTACCAGAGCTAGCATACCTCTGACACTCATTCAATACTCTCCTCCAATCAGGGAAGTATCTCTGTATCAATTCTGCTGTGACTGCCTGTTCAGATGGTACCTGTTCGTCTTGTAATATTCTGTTCAATCTCTTGAAGAACTGAGCAGCAATCTGTGCCTTCTCACTCTTCTCTATCTTAAATTCTATACAACTACATCTTGAATGTATCGGTTCTATTATCTTGTTCTTGAAGTTACAAGTGAATATGAACCTACAAGTCTTATGAAATTCCTCAATGAATCCACGGAGGAGAAGTTGTACGTCGTGAGTGGTATTATCTGCCTCATCAATAATAATGACCTTTGATGAGGATCCACCCAAGAGGGAAACAGTTGATGCAAAGTTTTTTGCTTGACTGCGGACGGTATCAAGGAACCTGCCTTCGTCAGATCCGTTAATAACATAATAGTCTACTCCTAATTGTTTACATAAAGCTTTCGCTACGGTAGTCTTACCTATACCTGCTGTACCTGACAGCAATAGATTAGGGATGTCACCCTTCTCTACTATACTTTGGAATGTATCTTTAATCCTTGCGGGTAAGATACAATCATCAATCTTCTGGGGTCGATACTTCTCAACCCATAGAAAGTCACTCATGCTAAAACCGTGTTAATTAAGATCCGAGTTTGATGCTCGGAGGGGGAGTATCCAGTGTGGACATAACTCCCATCAAATAATACCATACGACCTGCCTTCGGAGAAATAGATCTCTTAATAGGTAGGTTGTCAGGGTAGGACTCTGCCCACTCCTGTTGATGATCGTAGATCACTGTGTCACCATCTGTATCATTGACATATACAATAGAAGCTACGTGCTTATCTTGTGTGTCTATGTGTGGAGGATGAATGTATGGTGGTTGATGTAGCATAGTAAGATCTAGTCTACATCTAAAGATACGATCTGCTTCTGCTAAGTCCTGTATCTGATATATCAGAGGACGAATCAGAAGTGCTATAGGTGAATCCTCAAAAGAGTTTGGGTTCCATGGAGGAAGCAAACCTATAGAGAATCCATAGTCACCTATGAGAGAAGGATCATACTTGCTAAGAGACTGAGATCCTTGGAAGAACCATGGTGTCTTAGCAGGATCAGTAGCATCCTGTAAAGCTTTCAAATAAGAAGGACATACGAAATCATCGTAAACCTCTATATCAATTTGCCTCATAGGATGAGTCAGGTTCTAGAGCAATGAGGTATGTAACTCCATCAGAAGATACCCACTGACTAACTCCAGACTTACTGATCTTGACACTGTAACTACTGATAGAATTACTATAGTCTAACTTGTAAATGTTCTCTGACTTCAACTCAAAAGAGAATGTAGCATCAGTGCTACCTACTGCTATAGAGTATGTGTTAGAAGATGGGTTCTCTCTGTCCTGTATCTGGATTGAGATAGTACCATTCTTACCTACGATAGCAATGTCTTCTAGATGACCATAGATTGATAGAGCAGTTCTGATCCTGTTAAGGTCAGAGATGTCTAGATCAAACTCACACTCCATGCTAGGTAGAGTAGGTTTCTTCTCAGGAGGTTGCTGTACAATAGAAGGATCAGCAAAGAAATACTTTGCCTGTGTTCTGTTTGTTCTTACTGTAACGAATGCTTGATTGTCAAAGATAAGATCTCCTTGGTTGTCTGTAAGACTCATCACCTTAAGGAACTCATCTAGATCATAGATCGCAAAGTTTTGTGGGAAGGTCTCTTCTATCTCTGTAGTAGCGAAGACGTTCTTTTGGATTGACAATGAAGATAGTTCATTACCTTCTTTGAATTGAATCGACTTATTAATCTTTGACATGTTAGTCAAGATTCTTATAGTACGATCAGATAGTTTCATTGGATTTAATGTTCTCACGTTTGTTAGAAAAATGATATAGTAGGACGCAGTAGTGAATTGCCTTTAAGATGTCACTCTCAGGGAAACCCTTCTTATCATATCGTGCCAAATACTTTAGAGCATTTGAACGACAGAACGCAGGAGCGTCACCCACTGCGTCTATAAGATCTAATGTTTGTATGCCATCAGCACTTGAGTAGTGTTTAGCATACGTGCTCCTGATATAATCAATCGCACTGTTAAGGATCTCATCCTCATCATACTTACAAGAAGGTGGAGTTCTTGTCTCCACCTGATTGTGTAAGTTGGTTAGGGAATCCCTTAGCATTTCATTTGCTGATTTATGTTCCATACTACATTGTTTGTTGGTCGTTGTCAACCTCGAAGTCTACCTTAGCATCCACTTTGTCATACAACTCTTGGAATGCTTGCTTAGTTTCGTCATCGAATCTGTTGATACAAGTAGAGATAGCTTTTGCTTTATCATTGAAGATAGCATATGCCTTAGCGATGTGTACAAGTCTACGTGTGCTGACAACTTCATCAATACCACCGTCCTTGAATGTACGACGAATGATGTCTGCCCAGTCACATAGGTTCTTAACATAGTCCTTGTCCTCACAGTGGAAGGCAAGTATCTTTGCTTCAGTCTGAGGTGTAGGATACTCTTGCTCAAATGTGATAGGGAATCTCTCAAGGAATGCTTCGTTGAGTACGTTAGTACCTACAAATCTACCATCCTCAGAACCCTTACCCTTTGTGTTAGCAGTAGCGATAACTGTGAAACCTTTAGCAGGTTTTACATACTTACCTATCTTCTTAAGGAAGACTCCGTTGCCTTCAAGTATAGATTGTAGACATAGGATCTTGTTAGATGCTAAGTCAACCTCGTCAAGTAATAGAACAGCACCCTTTTCAAGTGCTTCTATGACAGGACCATTGTGCCAAACAGTGTCCCCATCAACAAGACGAAAACCACCAATAAGATCATCCTCATCAGTTTCAATAGTAATGTTTACACGAATCAGTTCACGATTCAAAGCAGCACATGCTTGCTCCACTGAGTATGTCTTACCGTTACCAGATAAACCAGTGATGAACGCAGGATAAAATAACTTTGATCTAAGAACTTTCTTAACATCATTGAAGTTACCGAATGGTACAAACTCAGGGTCTTTTAAGGGTACCAAGTTTTGTACCAGTGCTTTCTCTGTTACTATATTAGCAGATTCTACCTGAGTTGGCAAGTCTGTTGCTTGGAATGTGTGCTCTAATGCTTCACGCTGTGACGCAAGAGATGCTAGGTTCCACTGACCTTTAGTATTAGGCACTTTGTACTTCTTAAGTTGCTTAGTGATTGTAGAGTAACGAATACCTACATCAGCAATGTACTCATTGACCTGTGCTGACGATACGGTGTTACCGAATCTTGCTTGTAGTTCTTGTGCTCTGTTCTTAGAAGTTGTCATAATACTGTGTTGATTGCTTATGTACTTAATTGTATAGCCTCCAGTATGACTTGTGAAGCTTTAGTGGACACTTATTTCACTGTCACATCAGAACCACCGTACTGTCCAAATCTTCCACGTATGAATACATCAAATGCTACTGCGTATCTCTCGTGTTCTGTTAGGTTCTTCTCAACGTTATGTATAATCTGACTAGGAAAAATTACTATCATGCCATTCTCAGGATGTAGTCTCCAGTTCTGCTGTGTAATATCATTGAAGTGTGTTACGTCAGGGTTAAGTGTTGGCATGAAACAATTAGTAGCATGCTGTCCCTTCTCTATCACCAACTCTCCACTATGCTCATGTACATCTAGGTAGTATATGCCAGAGAATATAGCATTCATATGACAGTGATTCTGTGCCCAGTCATTAGGCATATGTTTGATACCCCATGCTCTACACACATCAATGTATACGTATGGTTGTACCTTCAGATAGTTGTAGGCAAAGAACTTAGCAGCATCTTGTACCTCATGCTTGAGTGAACGTAACTCAGGGTGTGAAAATATATCTCTGTCTCTACTAATATATCCATTATCCATCGCAGTGCGATCATAATCTAATTCCTTTACATGCTCTAACCACCCCTCTTTCAGAGGTATCTCACTCTGGAAGACAGGGGTGGGGAACAGCTTATGTACCTGTGGTTTCATGCTATAACTGAGATGAACTCATTCAATATTCTCTTAGATGTTTTCTTGTTCTTGAGTGCCTTCTTGAATGCTCTAGAGATATCTCCCTTCTTAGCATCGTCTTTAACAACGAACTCATTTGCTTCGTCATCAAGAGTATTGCTTAGTATATAGAGTGATCTAGTGTAGGCAGAATTGTGGTCGATGAATGACTTGTGCTTTCTCCACTCTGCCTTGATGGTCTCCTTCTGATCAAAGTCATAGTTGTATGAAATAGTTCTAGAGAAGTCAGTACCTGTACATAGTCTGATGCTGATAACAGAAGTGTTAGGGAAGTTGTCCTTAAGATTCTCCACCCATACAGATGCGTCACCGTTATAGATCATAGTGCTGTCAAACTGTGGGTAGATACGTCCTACCTTTCTGTCACGTAACTGACAGTTGTGTAGATGACCAGGAGACATCTGCTCACCATAACCACGATCCCACTTTCTGTTTCTCATGAGACATGAACCTTCTCCATCAGTTAGGTTGATGATGTGAGTCTTCTCTACCTTGTTCTCACTCTGGAACTTAGGAAGTATCTGTCTCATAGAGATGATTGCTTCATTAAGAGGTGTGCCTGATAGGTACATTCTGTAAGGTACAGAGTAGTATCCTCTGTTCTCGAATGCGTATGCGATTCTGAACATATACTTCATCGCTCTGTCAAGATCCTTAGTCTTAAGTTGAGAAGAACATAGGTTGATCATGTTGAATGACTCAAGAATAACATCACCTTCGATAGGCATGCCTACAGCACGTGACTGACCGTCACGCTTCCACTCATTACTGAATGCGTATACCTCGAATGGGATGTTTGTCTTCTTACAGAACTGAACAAGGTTAAGTAACTGCTTCATGGTTGAGAAGATAACGTTACCCATAGAACCAGACCAGTCTAGGTTAAAGATTAGACCGTGATTCTTACCGTCAGGTGTCACTGTAATCTTCTTGAAGATGTCATCGTTGTACTTGTACTGGAAGAGTTTAGATGTGTCTAATACACCTGTTTTAGAGGTCTTAGCACGTGCGTATGCTGAAGCACTCTTCTTCATCTCGAACTCTTTAACGAGATAGTTTACTTCCTTAAGTGATTGTGTTTTATATTCTCTGTACTTACCGTCTACCTGATTGACAATAGCACTTTCTGAATCTTTCTCTGTCCAGTGCTGTTCACAGTATGATGTCCACTCATCTACATCTACGATAACTTTCTTAAGATCTAACTGAGGGATAGTGATGTAATCTATAGGAGTAGAGTCAGTGTCAACAAGGTTTTGGAGAGACTCTTGTAGTAGTGAGTCAGTTTCTGCTTCCAAGTCAACATCATGTGTCCTACCACCACGTGAACCTCTAGTACCACCTTGAGTACCTTCTGTCTCGCTCTGGTCAGACTCTTGACCTTTTTCTTGTTCTGCTGCTTCTGGTGCTGAGTTACCCTCTGCGTTTATTTCTGTTGTTCCTTCCTGAGAAGATTGGGTTTGCTGTCCAGAACCTTGTTCGGTAGGTAGAGGTGTGCCCTGTGCCTGTTCTTCGGTCTGTGAGGGTTGACTCTGCTCTATTTTCTCCTTCTGATATTTAGCGATACGATCTGCTAAGTCTAATGCTTCTTCAAATGTCTCAACACTTGATGCTTCGTCTCTGAATGCTATCTCTGTAGCAGATCTGAATGGGATATCCCAGAATGATCCGACCTTATAGTATAGGTTGATTCTGTCGATGAGTTGGAACTCTTCTAGGTCAGCATACTGTAGTCTGAAGAAGTCTAGTTTGTTGATATCTTTGTATCCATGGAAGAATGTCTTAGGAAGACCTGCGTACCTACGCTTCATTAACTTCTCGATACGTACGTCCTCGATCACGTTAACATATGAAGCAGGTATAGTCTCAGACCAGTTCCACTCGTTAGGTGTGTAGAGTGCGTGACCTACCTCATGTGCTATGAGCATGTCAACGATAGTAGCTTGTGCTTTCTCCCAGATAGGAAGTGTTAGAACTCTACGATCTACATCAAATGATGCTGTTTCTACGTGTCTGTGCTCAACGATTAGATCTTCTTGAGCGAGTAGTCTTGCGAGTGTTCCTTTGACTTCTAACATTTGAATCCTGTGTCTGTATGATTCTATTATGACATAAAAAAGGGGGTAGCCTACCCCCTAGTGGACAGTTTGTTAACTGTCATATTTAGTTGTGAATAATGGGGGAGGTTGGGTTCCTGTGTACCAACAAAGAAGGGGCATTACTACAGAGTAAAAACCTTCTTGCCTGAGACCCGACTGGTTGAGTCGGTTCTACTTTCGTAGCAGCACCACCTGTGTCTCATCACCTTAACTAGCGTTTGCCAGTAAGTTTATTCAGTCACTCCCTATGTTGCGTCCAACTCTTGTATAATAACAGACCCATCGCACTGTGTCAACCCCCTATTGTGATACCCTATGTGAAATGTCTCGATCATAACGAGAGACCCTACTATGATTAGGTTACAGATCGTCAGAGGATTAGTTATGACGTTAAATACCGCTTTCTTCATTGATTACAGAGAAGTTTTGTCTCTTTTCTACCCTGAGTATCCTTTCAAATTTATCTTGAAGGACATCAGGCTTGTGAGAAATTATAAACACGTTGGTACTATCATTAAATGACCTTAGAATCTTCATAAAGTCATATGTACCTGCTATATCTAGTGAACTGTCAAATATCTCGTCAAGTATCAGTAAATTAGTGTTGGCACTGTTCTTCATCTTGGCAATGGTTCTCCATGTGAACAGAAGAGCTAGGTCTATCCTCATTTTCTCCCCTTCAGAGAAGGATGCGTAGCAAAACTCGTCTCTGAACCTAGATTTTATAGTCTCCTCAAAGTTTTCATCAAGATCAAATGACACATAGAAATCTAACTCGTTAAGATACTTATTAATCAGTTGATTCATGATCGGAAGGTACTTTTTGATGATCTGAGACTTGATTCCAGTGTCCTTGAGCAATGCTGAACACACATCAAAGTTCTCTTTCTTTTTCTTCTCTACCTTCAATAATTTCTCACCATCCAGACCCTCTTTTGCGAGTGTTTTTAGGTTGTTTTGCTCTCTTTTAAGGTTATCTGTCTGTGGTGTGTCTATCTCTGCCTGTATGTCCTTGATGGACTTCTTCTTCCACCTGATCTCCTTGGTGTTGGAGGAAATATTGCTCTGAATGTCCCTAATTTCCTTGATTTTACCCTCTTTTAATGATACTTGCTCTTTGATTTCTTGTAGTTTTTGTTCAAGATCCACTGTGGCACTTTCAATTTGAGTGAGTTGGTCGGTGATACCTCTCTGGTTGGTCTTCTTGCTTCGTTCTGTAATAGTTTGGCTACAAGTTGGGCATCTATCGTTTTCTTCATAGAATTTCATCTCCTTATTTAATGTTTTCTTTTTGTCTTTGAACTTAGACTGGTACACCTTCAGTTCATTCAGTTTAGATGACACATCACCTACCTTAT